ACGAAACTGTTCCCAATGTAAGTGTTACATTGGTTGTGTTACCAGCTACAGTAACAATATTGGCGCCAGTTTGTGTAGATGACAATATAAACGAACTGGCATTACTATTAGCCCCGACTACAAAATAGGTAGTTGGATTTGTATATCCAGCAATGTTACCGCTAGCATTTGCAAATGTTCCAGATATTGTTACGACCTGACCTTCGCTAACATTATTATTATCTGAAGTAAATTCGCCAGCATTATTAGTAATAGTTACATTGTCTAAGACACCAACGGTTGTAATTTGGCTAGCTATTAAATTTATTCCCAAGTCGTAATTTTCTGTATAGTCGTCCATATAAGAAGTATTGCCATTATGTGAACTTGATACCCATAGTGTTCCAGTTCTATATCCAGTTACATTTCCAGTACCAGCTAAATTGCCAGTTCGGAATGTAGAATAATCTATTTTAAAACTTGGAGCTGCTGTTTGTGTATCTACTGTGAATATAGTATCAGGACTTGCTGGATCAATGTTTTCTTGTAAAATAGCTACTAGTCCAGAGTCTACTGTCTTTACGCCTAATTTTATTTGTGACCCGTTTGTTGTAGATATACTTGTAGTGATACCTGTGTTGATTCTAGTTATTACATTGGCATAAACATCTGAACGCTCAAACATATCGCCAACACTAGCATTATTATTTCCTTGAAATACAATTACTGCTTCTTGTGGATTGGCAGTACCTTGGAAATGATTTGCTACGTCGTAAAAAATATTATAACCAGTGGCATTAAGATTTATATTGCCAAAGAAAATACCAGAACTAAAAATATTATTAAACATATTATTTGTTATGCGTGTGCCCGTAGGTCCGCCATTAACAATAGTTCCTGATCCTAATGTTACTCCACGATATAAAATATTAAAATTAGAATTATTAATAGTAACGCCATTTGTTTTTTGATCTGCACTGGCTCCGCGCCATGTACCGGTAAATCTGCATCCGTCAAATAAAATGTTACTGGTTGTTGTTACGGTACTACCAAGAATTACACCGCAAGTCGTTCTGATTGTTGTATCAGCTAGCGTAGATGTAGTTTCTGGACCTATAAAACTAACACCACGGAATTCGCAGTTAGTAGCCGATTGGACTGAAAAAACACTTTTGCTACTGTCTAAACTTTGAAACGCCATATTACCTATAGTAATATCAGTAGGCAGAGTAGCGCCATTGTTACCAATGTTAACTCCGGTTTGTTGTTGATTATCTGCTGTTTGAGCGACAAAACTACCAGAGCCACCTGTGACGACCATTTGAATAATTGAATTTTCCGGTCCTTCGCCATATAATGTAGCGTAAGGTGGAATATTAATAGGACCGCTTACAATATATTTTCCAGCCGGGAAAAATAATGAACGGCGAATCTGCACATTGTTTTGACGACAATATAGTTGATATAGTGCGCGATTAATTGCTTCTGTGTCATCAGTTAGACCATCGCCCATAGCGCCGAAGTCTTTTACTGTAGCAAATTGATCAAGCCAGGTTTGTAAACTTAACGCAATTGGTGTGCCAGGAGTTGGTCCAGTTTGTACTGTGTATCCAGCGGCCGTGCCTTTGTAAGTATAAGATGCTGCTAAATTTATAATATCTGAAAATTCTGTTAAAATTTCAGTATTTCCAATAACAGGAGCGCCTTGCTCTAAAGTACCGTTACCGATATAAAGCTGACGAGTGTCAGTGGACCAGCCTAGTTCAGCACCCGCTAATTGGGGTAAATCTGTGTTTAAACCTAAGCGGTTGGTAATCTGGGAGATTTGCACTATTGCCATTTACTGTATTCCTTATTATACAGTATTTAGCTAATCGTGTAGTAGAGCTCCAATCGTTTCCACCACTCTTGTTCCCAGTAGTCAAATTCGCTGGGTTCTAGAGTAAATTCCTGATATTGGGGTTCTGTAATCAAATTACCCATTAAGTCGGTTTCAGGTTTTACACACATTAGCACCACACCCTTGCGAATATTAGTTTTATAAACTTCGTTGTGTGCTAGTGCGTAGGCTACTAACTGCAAATAGTAATCTTGAATCCATTCAGCTTTTTTGGGTTTATTAGTTTGTTTATAATCGATAATACTTTCGGCGCCCATATGAATTCCGCAACCGTCTGTAGTACCAGCATATAGTCCAGGAAAAAATAATGGGATTTCCACTCCCCATAATTCGTCAACATTTTTAAGTCCGTCGCGAATAACAGTTTCGGCCATAGCGTGACTAGCCCAACCAAAAGGATTTGACCCACGGTCGGGCATAGCACCTTCCTTAATATAGCGTTCCAAGTAAGTATGCATTCTGGTACCACGATTGGCGGCTTCTGTGGTAATAGCTTGAGCCTTGTCTACACCAACTCGTTTACGCCAGTTTTGTAGAGCTTCTTTTTTCTCTTTTGGTTCTGTGGCGCTAAGAATTGTAGTTACACTAGGAACCTTTTTGCCATCTGGAGTAAGATATAAGCGTCGACCTTCTTCGCTTGTTCGGGATAATTCGTGATACGCAAATTTTGGATTATACATTGTATCTAGTATAGCAACCTACTACAAGGTTGTCAACCTTATTATATCCGAAAGGATTCGCCGCATCCGCAACGGTCTTTTTCTAGTGGGTTGATAAATTCAAAACCTTCATTAAGTCCCTGGCGTACATAATCAACAGTAATACCAGCTACCATTGGCAAAGACTTTGGATCCACTACAATTACAGCGCCATTATCTGAAAGTAGGATATCATCGATAACAAGCTCGTCTACATATTCCATTACATAAGCAAGGCCAGAGCATCCGGTGGTTCTAACACCTATACGGATGGCAATGCCTTTGCCTCGTTTTTCTATATTGGTTTTAATTTTGTTAGCGGCAGTATCGGTTACAGTGATCATTATTCTTCTTTGCGACCGCCAAATAGTTGTAGCAATGCTAAAAATAAATTAATGAAATCTAAGTAAAGATTTAATGCGCCCATAATTTCAGCTTTACCGTCATTTTCAACACTCACTAATTCACGAATCTTTTGAGTATCATAGGCAGTAAGTCCAAGGAATACAATAACGGCAATTGCCGAAATTACCATTTGAAATACAGTTGAGCCAATAAAAATGTTAACAATACTAGCAATAACAATAGCAATAAGTCCAATAAACATAAATTGCCCAATACTATCGAGATTCTTTTTAGTAAAATATCCGTAAAAGCTCATAACCCCAAATAAAATAGCCGCCGACATAAATGCTGATACAATGCTACCCATTTGATATAAAGCAAATATTGTAGCAAAGCTCAGGCCCATGAGTGCAGCGAAACCGTGTAAAAATAAAGTCAATGCGTTTTTGCTAAATTTATCCATGGCAAAACTAACCGCTAGGATAGCTACCAACGGAGCAAAAATTACTATCCATTTCATGGCGCCTGTAAAGAAAAATGCTAGTAGTGCGGGACTGGTGCCAACTATAAAACTAACAATCATTGATGTAACAACTGCTAGTCCCATATGCCCGTACACACGACTCATTGCCGTATTAATTTGATCTGCTGTTTTATAAGTTGAGGTAAACATATTATTTTCCTTGTTTTAATTGATAATTTTCGATTGCGGCCTTAATAGCGTCTTCCGCAAGGATCGAACAATGAATCTTAACCGGTGGGAGACAGAGCTCCTCTGCAATATCAACATTCTTAATTGTGCCAGCTTGCTCCAGCGTTTTACCCTTGACCCACTCCGTGACGAGCGAACTACTCGCGATTGCCGACCCACACCCGTATGTTTTAAATTTTGCATCTGTGATTATTCCATCTTCTACTTTTATTTGTAGACGCATGACATCACCGCAAGCAGGAGCACCGACAACACCGGTGCCGATACTGCTATCAGTGGCATCCATCTTACCAACATTTCTTGGATTTTCATAGTGATCAATTACCTTATCTGAGTAAGCCATTATTGTGGTACTAGTACTGTACGATAGCAATTACAATTAGCATCTAAAATCTGTTGCTGAACATATCCAGGTGGAATAGATTGCTGAATGTAAATTACTTGTGGTTGCTGAACATAAACCGGAGGAGGTGCGTAGTATGCTCTTGCGGCTAACCCGCCGATTACCACTCCAGCCACCGCAGGTGCGACCCATTGATTGCTGTTATAATAATACCCGCCACGATACCCGTACCCATGTGCCATCGAAGTGGTTGATAATGCTAATAATACTATTGCCAGAATCTTTTTCATTTTGACTCTCCTTTTATGCTACTATAATAATTGTACTTAGTTTCGAATTGTTTGTCAACTACCGTATAGCATTGATTTATTTAGATAATCCGCGTTTCATAGCGGCTTTGGCGTTTGAACTTACTACTTTTTCTGCTTGATCAGTGTCCATTGGCTGTTTGCCTGGCTCGTCATTGCCTTTGAATTTAACTATACCTGAATTTGGTTCGTATGGGAGTAATACATTGCTCAGCGGATCTTTAGCAATTAAATCGCCTAGTGTATCGGCAGTAACATTAACTCCAAGACTTTGAGCTAGGTCAATAAATGCTTGTGTGGAAATTTGTTTTTTTGAATCAGTATCTCCAGCACGACCAGCAAGGAATTGAGTCAACGCCATGAGCTTACCGGAGTCAACGGTTTCTGGATTTTCTACTTCAAAGATTAACATTTAGCGTTTAGCGCGACCTAAGCCTGCGCCACCCATTTCAGGAGCTTCTGGTTCTTCTGGTGGAAGTTCTTCGGCACCCATCTCAGCACCTAAATCAGCACCAACATCGGCACCCATCTCAGCACCTAAGTCAGCGTCTACTTCTTCCTGGCCAGGAATAGTTGGTTGGGCTTGTCCTGTAACGACACCAAGAGCTTGGTCTAATTGTTGTCTAGCACCTTGTAAGTTTTGTAACAAACCAGCAAGAGCGGCAGTTGCATCTGTGTTGAACTGCATTGCTTGGTCAACACCAATTTGATTTTTGATTTGATCGCATAGTGCTGGCAAATCTTTAAACTGCATACTTGAAATTTCTTCGCTCATTTTTTGAACATTGTCTACCATGTCTTGTGCGGCTAACACAACTTGTGCTTGTTGTACTTCTGATTCGCGAAGAATCTTGTATAAACTATGTCTCAATTTTTTGCTTTCTGTTTGTAGAGCAGCTTGAGCAACTAATTGTTGATCAGCTGGATTTAATGATTGACCTTGTGTAGCTTTTTGCATGGCGGCTTTAAGTTTAGGATCACTAATAGTATTAACTTGAGCTTGCTGTTGTTGTTTCTTGGCAGCATCGCCGGCGGCCACAGTAGGATTAACTGGCGGCATACCTGTTGTTGATTTAGTTTGATTCTGATCAGCGCCAGCAGTTGAACCAACAGCCACAGTAGGAGTTTCGTTAACTTTAGTAGCTAACACTCTTTCCATCATCATCAACTTCAAATAAGTTGGGTTCTTTTCGCTGTGATGAAAAGCTGATGTTTGACGATGTTCGTTTACCAGCTTGCGTACTTTGTTTAACATCATACGGGCTTGCTTTGCGGACATCACGTCTACATTAATGGAGTCACCGAAATAACTCTCAAATACCTTAGCGGCTTGCTTTGATGGCTTGGTTGCGGCCAGTTCGAACAGTTTCATTATTAAATCCTCGTTGTTGACAGTATTTAGCATAATTGACGCATTTGGTTAATTCCTGCTCCACCTGTTTTTTTCGTATAATCTTAGTTTCTAGCTTGGTTTCTATAGTTTCACGAAATAAGGGCTGTTTACTGCGGTCTGCTAGGTTGGCTCTTGTTGATATATCTGAAATCAATGAGCTTAATTTATTGTCCAATGTCAGTATATCCCGAGCTAAGTTATAATGGGTATATTTGTCAGCTATACACCAGCTTAATGCTGTTTTTGTATTACTAAACAAGCCCACATCTGTAGCTGAACATCGAACATGGCATCCGTGTTTTTTTGGGGTTATCACATAACGGTCAAACACTTCGTATTCTCCCGCATCATTTTTCCATATAAGATTGGCAAATAAATCTGGAAATTCCTTGCGAAATAATTTGTTGAGTTCTTGGGTATTTTCAATCATTTGAGAACATAGTGAGTTATAAGATAGATAGTCGAAGCACCTAAACAGCCAATAATACCAATGCCCCACTGAATCAATCTATCTGTATTTTTTTCATTTAATTTGCTAACACTGGATTTGACATCTTGGACCATGGAGCAAAGATGTGCGATATTTTCAGCCATGGTAATCATTTTGTCTTCTAACGCATTATAGCGTTCAGCACAGAGTTCTACATGAGCTTCTAGACTCTTTTTTTCAATTTCAGTGGCTTCTACGCTCATATTCTATCCTGTTTTAATATCATATATTTATTATAATATGTCAAACCATATATTTTGATCAGGGCCCGATACAATCAATAATGGTGTTAAATTGGCAATATTATTCAATCCTACCAGCATGGGAACTCCTGCTGAATCGGATAATAACAATTCAGTAGGGTTGGCTTCGGAACCAAACGCATACGGGGTATCGGATTCAAATTCAAAACTCCATATAGTTTTATCTTTTTTAGGATTTTGTAATTCTGAAATTTGTGTTCGTAGGCTTATTAGTTGAGTAATAGTTTCCCAATTTCTCTGTTGATTTCTGGCACGATTCCATAATAACTCGTTTTCAATATTATTACCAGTTAAATCCCTAAATGGAACTCGAGAAGATTTATAATGTCCCGTTACACCTGTGGCTGTAATATCAAAAAAAGTTTTACAAATAAATTTCACGATGCCTTTTTAGACAATTCGTATAAAATTTCCGCTTGTTCGCAAAGTTCATTTATCGCTGAATTGGTTTGTCTAGCCGCTAAAATATATTGCCACCGTTCCTGTTGCTTTAGTTCTTTTTCTTGTTCAACTAATTTAGGATCGCGACTATACAATTCTCTTGTACCACTTCCTGGATGTCGAGCATAAACTGTACGCCCGCCATCGGGACTTTCAAATATAGTAACTTCGGTAATTTTATCTATCATCATAATATAGGTATATTTAACCTATATTAAACGGGTCAATAAAAAAGCCCCTTGCGGTGCTTTTTTTGTGGCTTATGCTGTGTAAGTAAATGACGCTGGAGTACCAGGACTTGGTGTTGTGTAAGTCAATACTGTCATTCCTGGTGCTGCTGGTGGAGTAGTTACAGTAGCACCAGGTGCTGACCCTGGATAATTAGGAGTCGGCACAGCTAGTATAATTGTGCCAGGACCTCCGGAACCAGCTATGCTAGAACCGTTAATGCCAGTGCTGGTCTGCCCTCCATTACCACTACCTAAATTGCCGTTTGTACCGTTTGAGTTGGTGCCCCAGGTGACGGGGTTAGTAGGGCCGCCTGCCCCGTAAGTGCCTCCTGTATAAGGATAAGTATATCCGGCTCCGCCACCACCACCGGATCCAGTGCCTTGTGTGCCGGCTCCGCCAGCGCCGCCGCCGCCAGCGCCGTTTGCTGGACCAAGACCGGCTCCGCCTGGGTTTCCGTATTGTTGTACTACTGTTGGATTTCCAGGATTTAAAGTAGGCTGTGTTCCTGTACCAGCAATACAGCCGCCGCCACCCGAGCCACCGTTGCC